ATCGAATTGTTCGCGGATTTGGCACGGGAAACCATGCGGGAGCAAAACCTTCCGACACTGGTTGCCATCACAAGGGCGCATGAGCTATGCTACACCCCTCAACCAGTTGCGCTCATGGATGATAAAGCCTCATTGCACGATTTGCGGAGAACCATTAACGAAAGAATTTGAGCAGAACGAAAGAGAACAGCCATGAGTAAGCCGAAATTAGATTCTGCGACTTGCGAGCATGACTACGTTAATTTTGTGCGCAAAGGACGCGCCAGATACCATTGCCCGAAGTGCGATGCCGACATTACGCTTGAATGCGTTATGCTTGCAGAATCGCTGATGGAAGAAACTGAGAACGAGAAAGACCCCAAAGAAGAGCTAGACAAGTTCCTAAAGGTATTCCCAAAATAACATGAAGTTCAACAGCAATTTTAAGTATGACCTTGAAGTCGGAAAAGTGGCCGAGCAAGCGCTCGCTGACATTCTCGAAAACAAAACCATCGAAGTTAAGCGCGACCTCAAAGCGAAAACTACTGGTAATGTATTTGTCGAGTTTGAATCAAGAGGCAAGCCGTCTGGTATTGCCACCTCAGAAGCCGACTTCTGGTGCTTCGTTTTGGGCGACCGCTTCGTCCTTATTGAAGCTGACGCACTTAAAAAGCTTGTTGAACCGCTGAAAGGCACTAAGAGTGAACGCCGTGGTGGAGACAACAACACCTCCAAAGGCGTCCTAATCAAAACACACAACCTAATAACAACACACGACACACATGAGTAAGCTAGTAATAGACATAGAAACCAACGCAATCCACGACTGGGAGAACCTGACCGACCTAGAGACCATCCATTGCATCAGTATTCTGAATTTAGATTCAGGTCAGATGCGTTCCTACAACAGTCAGACTCAGGGCGCCATAGCGACCGCCATGACCATTATAGGTGCTGCCGACATAGTGATTGGTCACAACGCTATTGGATTCGATTGGCCAGCGTTGTTGAAGAAGGACTTGAACGGTGAGCTTTCCTTGGACCCGCCCTTCGTAATCGACACAAAGATTATGGCCAAGTGCGTCTTTCCTGACCTCAAGAACCACGACTTTAGAGAGAAGGCCGTTGAGCCTAAGTATGCAGGTAGCCACTCACTGAAGTGCTGGGGTATGCGCTTGGGGATTCACAAGGACAGCCACGGGGAGACCGAGGATTGGACTACGTGGTCGCAAGAGATGCAGGACTACTGTGAGCAGGACGTCAGGGTCACCGCTAGGCTCTACCAGTATCTCAAGAAGACTGCGCCAAGCAAGGACGCTCTGTTACTTGAGCACCAGTTCGCCAACGAGATTCACAAGCAAGTCCAGAATGGTTTTCCGTTTGATGAAGCCAAGGCTGAGAAGCTTGCCGCTACCCTCATGTCACGCCGTGTAGAGCTCAGTGAAGAACTCCAAGAGCTTTTCGAGCCCACTGTGGTTGAGACTAAGGCTCCTGCTGGCTGGTCAGTTGTTCTTGATGGCGAGACCTACGAGGCTACCACCAAGACAGCTTTGAAAGCTCTTCTCAAGAAAGACGGGCTGAAGCAATCGCTGGCTAACGACGCCACCAAGACAGGAAACAAAACCAAGACCATACCCTTCAACCCCGGTTCTCGTGACCAGATTGCAGACCGCTTGATGAAGCAGGGGTGGCGCCCAGCCGCCTACGAAGGCAAGCGCCCGACCATTGACGAAGGTGTTCTCAAGGAGATAGGCACACCACCCGCTCTCAAGCTTCTAGAATATCTTCTGGTTCAGAAGCGTCTAGGCGCTCTAGCAGAAGGCAAGAACGCATGGATGACCATGGCTCGCAACGGACGTATCCACGGCAACGTAGACACGCTAGGCGCTTACTCAGGCCGTTGCTCACACTCCAAGCCTAACTTGGGTCAGATACCAGCCACCCGCGCTCCCTATGGCGCTGAGTGCCGTGAGTTGTTCAAGGCTCCCGACAACAAGGTGCTGGTAGGCGCTGACGCTTCAGGCATCGAGCTTCGTGTGCTTGCTCATTATCTCCACAAGTGGGACAACGGCTCCTACGCCAAGACCATAGTTGAAGGCGACATTCACACCGCCAACCAAGAGGCTGCTGGTCTGTCCACTCGTGACGAAGCCAAGCGGTTCATCTATATGTGGCTCTATGGTGCTGGCGACAAGGCTATCGGTGAGATTGTTGATGGCGGTGAGCGCGAGGGGCGTGCGCTGAAACAACAGTTCCTCCAGAAGATTCCTGCGGTCGCCTCGCTCATGGACGCCATTCAGCGCCGTGTTCAAAGCAACTCTACAATCGTGGGTCTTGACGGGCGTGTTCTACCCGCTCGCAAAGCGTTCTCTGCGCTCAACCTGCTGTGTCAGTCAGCCGCTGCCGTCATTATGAAGAAGGCTTTGGTGTTGTTTGCTGAGAGTGCCAACGATGACGACTACGAAATGCACGCTAACGTCCACGACGAGGTTCAGTTCTCGTGCGATGCCGACAAGGCTGAAGAGCTAGGTCAGTTGTTTGTTGACAGCATCAAGAAGGCAGGAGAAGCTTTGAACGTCAAATGCCCACTAGACGGTGAATACAATGTAGGTAACAACTGGAAAGAAACCCACTAATGCCAAAGACAATACTACTGGATGCTGACATGATGGTTTACAGGGCTGCGTTTGCCTGTGAATACGAAACCAAGTGGGACGAGGACACTTGGACTCTGATGTCTAAGGAGAGCGACATGAAGCGCGAGATAAGCACCTTCATGGACAACCTAGAAAAAGAGCTAGACTGTGACAACATCATACCAGTTTTCTCTGGCTCTAACAACTTCCGCTACGACCTGTGGCCTTCCTACAAGGCTAACAGGTCAACCAAGCGCAAGCCCGTGGGACTCAAGTGGCTCATTGGTTGGGTCACCGAAACCTACAGGGGTGTTTCCGAGCCCCGCCTAGAGGCTGATGACTGGATTGGTATTCTTGCCACAGCAGACCCTGAAAACACCATTGCTGTATCAGGTGACAAGGACTTTGAAACCCTGCCAGTAACTTGGTATAACCCACTCAAACAAGAAACCAAAACCACCACCGCCGAGGACGCACGTAGGTTCCACCTGATACAAGCGCTCGCTGGTGACTCCGCTGACGGATACTCAGGAGCTAAAGGCGTTGGGGTTGTTGGTGCTAAGAAGCTCTTCGACAAGAACGGCTACACTTGGGAGACAGTTGTTGCTGCCTACGAGAAGGCGGGGCAAACGGAGGAGGACGCTCTGCTTAACGCTAGACTTGCCTACATTCTTCACGACAAAGACTACAACAGAGACACCAAGGAAATAACTCTTTGGGAACCTAAAAACTAGACTGGGTATATATGAAGCAGGAAAACCATTTTCCACCAATCAACGACGAGTTTCTTAAGGCACTAGAGGCCCAATTCCCCATGCGGGACTTTGGTCCTGATACTTCGCTAAGAGACATCGACTATCATTCGGGGGCTCGCTCGGTTATTCGCTTTCTTAAATTCAAGCGCGACGAACAGCGCGACAACTCCCTAACCTCTATACCAGACTTATAATATGTGCATGAGTTCACCCTCGACCCCGCCACCGCCTCCAGCGCCAGCGCCCCCACCTGAGCCGATGAAAAAGGTCAAGCAGGTGAAGTCAGGCTCACAACAAAAACGCAAAGAAAGTCGCAGACGTGGAGGTCAACGCTCTCTTGTAATCAACAGAACAGCTCCTAACATCGGCGCAGCCGGAAGTGGAGCCTCACCCTACTAAAAACCATGAGTTATTACGGAAAAACAATCGCCAACCCAGCTCAGGGCTCAGACACTGACATCGACTGGAACGGCTCTACAGGTATGTTTGCAGTCGCAGGAAGTAACTTCCGCAGTCGCACTGTGAAGCTCCAGCACAAGATTGGAGACACTTGGGTTGACATCGGAAGCGACGCCTCGTTTACCGCTAACGGCGCTGTGCTATTCTCTACGACCTCTTCGCAGGTTCGCGTGAATGTCAGTGGCTCCGGCGCCGACGCTCTTGTCGTTGTTGCTGAAGTCAAGCCGCTGTTTGAAAACAAAGCATTCTAATCATGTTTCAGTTCCCGAAGGGTTCTCTTACCTCCTCACTGACTAACGCACTGGCTCGCCCAGTGGCGTCCGACTTGCTGGGAAGTGGTTACTCCTTCGCGGACTCTGACGCATCAACATACGCAACCGCACTTGAGGGTGACGGGGTTTCCTTGTCGGACGACCAAAAGCAAGCCATAGATACGTTCTACGCCACTGGCAAAAGCGAAGGGTGGTATTCTGATATTGCCCGTCTTTATCTGACAATATGGGGGCAAGCATCTGCTAACTCCCGATGTCTCGTAAGCGGAACTCAAGGGACGTTCAATGGAAGCATTGGACATAATGCAGGATACATTGACAACCCGTCATATTCTGGATTCATGGATACAGGTAGTTCTGCTGTTGCCAAAGGGCTTTCACTAGGCAGTCAAGGGTTTGGTTTTCTTCAGGTGGCTCCAGATTCTAGCTCTAACGGGTGTCCTATGGGTGGAGTTGATTTTGTTAATTCGGGTAGTCTAGGACATGGGGCGCAGCAACAATCGTCAAATCAATTTGCGTTTCACCATGATGCCATCACTGGAAGCTCAAAAGTAGACACTTCGTTAGGCATAACTGGCAAACGTATTTACTCAACAATAGAATTTTTCGGAGACCTGTATTTGGATGAACGAACTTCTTATGGATTCGCTAATTCAGGATTTACGTCTGGCGGGGCATATCAGGACTTTTCCAGTGATTCAACTGATTTGATTATGGCAATCAACGTGTATTTTGGAACCAACCCCACAGCGTCTAACTATTGGGGTGGCCAAATGGGTGCTGCTTTCTACCACTCCTCAAGCGATTCGTCCTTTAACCAATACTTCACACTCGCTCTTAAAAACCTTTGGGAAACCTGCACAGGATTATCGTTCTAATGATTGGATTTGTAACAACCGTCAAAACCGCTGCCGAAGTGCTTGATGCAATTCGTGACGCACAACTTAGTCGAGGACACGCACACTTCTGGACTACTGGCTCCAAGCGTATTTACACTGGTGATT